ACAGAAACTACTTAACAATGCCATTCAAATCAGCAGGGCAAGTGGCATTGAATTGGCTACAGTCTCACAGGATTTGGCTAACGGATATGTGGGAATTACAAAGGGTCTTAAGAAGTACAACACGGGTTTAACAGCAGCAGAACTTAAGAGCAAGTCATTTAATGAAGTCCTTGGAATTATGCTTGCCAAGTCTGCTGGCGCAGCCGATGCTTATTTGACTACTACTGCTTACAAGCTTGATGTGCTTACTTTAGCAACTGATAATGCCAAGGAAACAATCGGTAAAGGCTTAGTTGATGCATTTGCTCGTATTGGCGGTGGAACAGAAGCCAGCGATGCGGCCAAGTCCATCGACAATATTGCCCAAGCAACCAGCAATCTGATTGTATTCTTAGGATCAGCCATTGGCTTGGTTGAGAAGTTCCGCAAGGGATATACAAACTTGCTTGCAGGCGGTGATGTCAATGCTCTTATGGCAGGTGCTAAGCCTTCAACCAATCGCTCTAAATCGCCAGCAGGTACTTATGCTCGCACAGCCCAACAACGCAAAGCAGAAGAAGAAGCAGCTAAACGAGCACGGGACTTGGCTAATCTTACAAAGAAGCAAATCGCGGCACAAAAGGCTCTGACCGCAGAACAGAAAAAGCAAGCAGATTTGAAGAAGGCTGGCTCAGTATTCGACCTCGAGCAGATTCAGATTATTGCAGCACTCAAGGGCAACCTCTCGGCTGAGGATAGAACTCGCCTTGAGGCTCAAGCAGCAATCCTAAACGGCAATGCTGACCTTGCAACCAAGCTGACTAAAGAAATACTTATGGCTCAAGACTCAACAGGCAAGCTTTACCAATACTTCTTGAGCATAGGCAATGCAAAGATTGCCAATCCTTTTGCTTTCTTAGATCAATGGATTCTTGACTTCCAAAAGAAATTAGATGCTTTAACTTCCCCTTCAACTGCTACCTATAGACCAGCAGGTTTAGCCCCTGAACTGGCCGCCATTGGCGTTGTAGCAGGTTATGGAGACTACGCTGGCTCAACTGCTAATCAATATAACAACACGGATTATCCAAACTACGGTATGCAGACTGGTGGCGGAGACACCATTATCAATGTGCAAGTCCAAGGTAATGTAATCCGTGAGCAAGAACTCATTGATAAAGTCCTAGCAGGAGCGCAACTCTCAAGCCTTTCAGGTTCACCATCTCAGATTGGTAGAATTGCAGGTATGTTCGGCTAATGGCACTCCCAGCGCAGATAGCCGTATCCTTTGACTTTACTAACGGCGCAACCTTTGGCTATAACGGCTTTGTTATTGGCGATGCTAAATACGGAATTTTAGGTACAAACACCTTAGGTGATTCTAGTTCTCCAGAGCCAGTAATTGATCTAACTCCTAACGTCTATGAGATAAGCATTACCCGTGGGCGCAATATCCAGCGCGACCAGTACGAGGCAGGGCAATGCACGGTCAGAGTCTTAGACCCTCTCAGCTACTTTAATCCTCAAAACACAGCCAGCCCTTACTACGGCAAACTTGTACCGCTTCGTAAAGTGCGTGTTTCAGCCACTACAGCCACTACTCAAAAATACTTATTCTCAGGCTATGCCATCGAGTACCGCTATACCTATCCAGTCAATCAAGATACTGGCTATGTAGATATTGTATGCCAAGATGCGTTTCGCCTATTTAACATGGCTAACATCAATACCATTACAGACTCAGGCGCAGGGCAGACAACTGGCACACGCATAGGCAAGATACTTAACCAAGTCTCATTCCCTACCTCAATGCGTACAGTAGCGGCAGGTGCTAATACTTGTATTGCTGATCCTGGCACTAACCGCACAAGCCTTGCAGCCATCAAGAACGCAGAGTTCTCTGAGACAGGCGCGTTCTATATGGACACCTCAGGCACAGCCGTCTTTAAGTCCAGAGCGCAGGTCATGGCTTCTTTGGCAACTGCACCAACAGCCTTCAATCAAACAGGTGGAATTCCATACAAGAACCTCAAGTACGCCTTCGATGACAAACTCATCATCAACCAAGCCAACCTAGGGCGCGTAGGTGGCACAGTTCAAGTTGTGACCAATCAGACCTCAGTTGATAAATATTTTCCTCACTCAGTCACACAGACTGACCTTGTAGCTGAGACAGATACCATTGTCTCTGAGATTGCCAAGGAATACATTGCTACCCGTCAAGAGACGACTATCCGCATTGACGAGATGACAGTTGATCTACTAGACCCAGCAGTTCCAACTGACACAATGCTTGGACTTGATTACTTTGACAATCTCCTCATCACCAATATCCAGCCAGACGGCTCGACTATTGTTAAAAACCTTCAATTCCAAGGCGTTAATTGGTCAATCACGCCAAACAAGATGACCGTCAATATTACAACGCTTGAGCCAATAGCCGATGGCTTCATCGTTGGAAGCTCGTATTACGGTATAATCGGCACTAATACATTGGGTTACTAGGAGATATAATGGCATCAGGACTACCAGCAGCAACAGGCGATGTATTGACCGCCGCTACAGTGAATGGTCTTATTACCTTCACAGTGGGCTCAGACCAGACAGCAGACTACACAACAGTCTTAACGGATCAATATCAAGTCCTAGTGCCTATGAACAAGGCAACAGCAATCGCCTTCAAGATTCCCACCAACGCTTCTGTGGCGTTCCCAGTAGGCACAGCCATCACAATTCTAAACAAGGGCGCAGGTACTTGCACCATTTCAGCAACCACCTCTGGCACTACTACAATTCTTTCAGCTGGTGCGGTAGCAGCTTCTCCAACCTTGGCTCAATACAAGACAGCGGTCTGCATTAAGACTGCTACAGATACTTGGTATGTCGCAGGTGGCATCGCTTAATGATTGGCGCAATCACAGCAGGACTCTTTAGCACGGGCGTAGCAGCATCTACTACCTCTTATGAGTCTATCGCTTCCGTTTCGGTTGGTTTGCTAGGTGCTTCTACGATTGACTTTACCTCAATCCCTAGCACTTACAAGCATCTACAGCTCAGGCTTTCTCTTCGCGGCAGTCCAACGGGTAGTTTTATTTCTCCGCCTGTTCAATTTAACGGCGACACAGCTTCTAACTACGGACAGCACTATCTCGTAGGCTCTGGAACTGCCGCATCATCAGGAGCAAATACTCCCAGCTCTGCGTTCTTTTACCCTGACTGTGCTGGTTCTACCGCCGCTGCTAACTGCTTTGCTGCAACTGTTCTTGACATTCTTGACTATGCGAACACTAATAAATATAAAACAGGTCGAGCCTTGACTGGTCTTGACCTTAACGGCAGCGGTGACGTTGAACTTATCTCAGCCGCGTGGCGTTCAACTGCAGCAGTTACTTCTATCAAGATTACAGCACCATCTAGCGGCACTTTTCTCCAATATAGCCACGCGGCTCTTTACGGAATTAAGGGGTAAATCATGGCAGCAGGATCAACTTACACGCCTTTAGCCACAACAACTTTAGGAGCAGATGCGGCTTCATATACTTTCGGCTCAATCAGCGGTTCTTATACTGACCTCGTACTTATTGCTAATCATAAATGGGCTAGCGGTACTCGTACCTCATTTACTATTCAATTAAATAGCGATACTGGCACTAATTACTCCGATACGGGACTTTACGGAAACGGCACGTCTGCAACTTCTGGGCGTGAAACTGGGCTCACATATAACTTTAACGGAGTTATCAGCGACCAATGGCAGGCTATGACTTTTAACTTCCTAAACTATTCCAACACGACAACCTATAAGACTTTTTTAAGCCGCGGTAACTCGCTTGGCACTACGGCGGCTTCTGACGTTAATGCGATGGTTCATTTATGGCGTTCAACTGCCGCTATTACTTCGATTAAATTAGCTCCTGCCAGCGGCAATATCCTTGCAGGTTCTTCTTATACCCTATACGGAATCGCGGCGGCATAATGGCAAACACCTTCGAACTTATTGCTTCTTCTACTGTTGGTGCTGGCGGTGTTGCAACCATAGATTTTACTTCTATCCCAAGTACTTACACAGATTTATTGCTAAAAGTATCACTTCGCACAGATGATACTGGTACTTATGGTTACGCTTATATAGGCTTTAACGGAACAGCGTACGATTCAGCCGTTCGTTACATTCAAGGTTCAGGTTCGGGCGTAAATAGCGCCAGCGAATCTACTGGATATATTGGAATTGTTGATGCTAACGGCGCAACCGCAAACACTTTTAGCAATAATGAGATTTATATTCCCAACTATGCTGGAAGCACCAATAAGTCATTTTCTGTAGATGGAACAGAAGAAAATAACGCAACCGCTTCTTATATGCATTTACTCGCTGGGCTTTGGTCTAACACCGCAGCAATCAACCGAGTGACCCTTAAAAATGCAGGTGCAAATAAATTCGTCCAATACTCAACCGCCTATCTATATGGAGTCAAAAATGCCTAACCCAACACGAATCGAAATCAACTGCGAGACAGGCGTTGAGTCAATCATTGAACTCACAGACGCAGAAGTTGCAGAGATGACCTACGCAGCAGAACTAGCAGCTGAGAAGAAGGCTGAAGAAGATGCACAAGCAAAAGCCGCTGCAACTGCTAAGGCTGCACTCCTTGTCAAGCTCGGCATTACAGCCGATGAAGCTAAACTCTTATTGGCATGACTCCCAAGTTATGCAAAGCTGGGCAACAGTTGAGGCTACAGGTCGATGATAGTTACCCAGATAGAGATCGCACCTCGGACGGATGGATTGGCGACACTCGTCATCAAGCACGTCCTTCTGACCACAATCCTGATGCAGAAGGTATCGTCCGAGCCATTGATATTGACAGGGATTTATCTGGTAAAGCCAAGCCAGACCTCATGCCTGACCTTGCGGATCAACTACGACTCTGTGCAAAACGTGGCGATAAGAGAATCTCTTACATTATCTTCGATGGCAGAATCGCATCGTCTAAGAAAGCTTGGGCTTGGCGTACTTACACTGGGATTAATAAGCACAATCATCATTGCCATATTAGCTTTACCAAGAAGGGCGATGCAGATGGCTCGTTCTTTAATGTACCCATGATAGGCGGAGCAGCATGAATATGAAGAACCCTTATGTAATGTCAGTAGGAGCGTTCCTAGCAGTGTGGGGTACAACCTCAAACTTTGCTTTGGACTATCGTGCAATCCTTGGCTCATTAGTAGCAGGCGTATTTGGATACGCAACCCCTAAGAAATGAACCAACAAGACTTCTTCACGCTTTACATTGCCACCCTTGGCATAATCGGTGGACTATCTGGGTATGTCATTACTCATTTACTCTCTGAAATTAAGCGACTCAACTCGCGTGTCGATGAGATTTACAACATACTTCTTGACCGATAATTATTGACATGGCAAGAACTAAGAAGGTCATTGACCTAGATGCTTACTCAGCTCTAGACCAGTATTGCATTGCTCTGCACGTTTATTACACCAGTCTGCGCAAGGCTGGCTTCTCTACTGATATGGCTTT